TGTTAAGAAATCATTAACAAATACTTTTGCAGGTTCAGCAAATATCCCAGACTTAGGTAACGAAGCAATGAGAGCAGGTTTCGTAGGTCAAATTGCAGGGATACAAATCTTTGAATCTTCAAATATAACAGTTGATGGTTCTGGCGATAGTATTGGTGGTGTATTCTCACAAGATGCTTTAGGTGTAGCAATGATGCAAGACCTCAAGATTGAATCACAAAGAGATGCTTCACTAAGAGCAGATGAAATCGTAGCCACAGCAGTATATGGAGTTGGAGAACTTCATGACAGCTATGGAGTTAAGTTAACAGCGGATTCAGTTGCTAACTAATCTAACTGGGGAGGGAAACCTCCCCTTTTATTTATGAGGTTTAAAATGGAAACTGTTAAATTAATAAATAAAAATGGCGAGATTATTGAAAGATTAAAAATACAATATGAGCCTAACATAAAGATTTGGACTCAAAGAGGTTGGTCTGTATATGATGGTAAACATAAAGCAGAGCCAGTAGTTGAAACTAAAGGTGACCCAGAGTGGCAACCAGAAGTTCCTAAGAAATCAAAAAAATCTAAAAAGAAAGCTAAATAATGGCAACAACTGAATTTGCAGTAGCTAATACAGATTTACAGAAGATACAGCCAGATGTTTTAGGTTTTGGCATAGCTGATTTTGCTGACCAATTACAGTTTGCTGAAAATGATGTTCTAAGACGTATTCGAGAAGAATGGTGGGAAAGATATAGGCATCAAGTCAGATACAAGGATATTACTAAAATAACTTCTGTTGAAATGACTAATAGTAAGCTAACAGATGCACAATGGACACAATCGGTAGTTTATTTGTCTTTATGGAAATATATTTATCCAATCTTAACTAAATGGCGTGACCCAGACACAGGCGAGGGCAAAGATACATTTCAAGTACAGATTGATTTTTATAGGGATAGATACGAAGAGGAATTTCAAGCTATTTTAAGAGATGGTGTTGAGTATGACGAAGATGGTGGTGGTACTGTCTCAGATAGCGAAAAAGAAGCTCTGCACAGCCTAAGATTAGTGAGATAATGGAAGTATCAGCCAAGATAAATAATATTGAGGTTACAAACTTTTTAAAGAATATAACTCGAAAGCAAAAGTCAGTTATTGATAAAGGTTTAAAAAGAGTTTCAAATATGGCTGTTCTGATGATTACCAAGCGTACACAGAGCGGTAAACTGCCAGATGGTGGTAATATGCGACCTTATGCAAGTTCTACTGTCAGAGGGCGAAAAAAGAGGGGTAGGCAGACTGGTTTTGTAGATTTAACTGATACTGGTAAAATGTTTAGGAGTTTAGACTTCAGAACTGGTGGTATGAAAAGCACATTGTTTTTTGCTAATAAGGAAAGAGAAAAGATAGCGAGTTATCACGATACATTTGGTGTAGGTAGGCGAAAAATTAAAAGACCTTTTTTTGCTATAGGCGATAAAGAAGAAGATAAGTTAAGAGCAGAATTTGCAAAGTTTTATTTTAAAGAAATGAGAATATGAGCAAAAGAGAAGATATAGCTAGTGATATAATAACTAAACTTGATGCTGTAACAAGCCCTATTGAGTTTAAAAAGATTACTAGAGAACCATTTGAAGTTGAAGAATTAAGTGATGCTCAATTCCCTGCAATGTTTGTACAAAGTGGTGATGAAACAAGAGAGGTTGCAAGTATAGGTGATACTGGTTCTGGAAGTTATAATGGCACAATAGATTTTTTAATTGTAGCATTTGCAAAAGGTACAGATACAAATATTGATACGAAAAGAAATCAATTAATTGAAGTTATAGAAGAAACATTAGATAATGATGTAACCAGAAATGGAAACGCTATAGATACTCAAGTTATCGAAGCATCAACAGATGAGGGAACTATTTACCCTTATGGGGGTGTTAGGGTAACAGCGAGGGTTTTCTATGAATATACTAGAGGAGATTCATAATGGCTAAAGACATACAAATCGTTAAAGGTAAAGATACTATTACCATAACAGCAGAGAATTTGGAGCATTTTAAAAAGCTAGGTTATAAAGAAGCCGAAAAAAATGTTGCAAATAAAACCCAAAAAAGCGATAAAGAAACCACAGATAAGGAGTAAAACATGGCTACACATCACGGAAAAGAGGGAGTTGTAACTGTTGGCGGAACAGCCATAGGAAATGTTACAGGTTACACCCTAGACACAACTCAAGACGTTGTTGAAACTACTGCATTAGAAGATTCCAATAAATCATATTTAGTAGGTAGAGGAACATTTACAGCTTCTATTGATATGAACTATGACGAAACTAATGCACAACAAGCATCACTAGTACAAGGTTCAAGCCTTAGCTTTGTATTTTTACCAGAGGGTAATGCAAGTGGTGATGAAAGTTTTAGTGGAACTGGAATTGTAACTGGAATGTCAGTTGGTGTTACACTTGATGGTGTTACAACTAGAACTGTATCATTACAAGGAACTGGTGGTATTACTATCGGTACTGTGTAAGATATGACAGAAAAAATAGACTACTTTGATGGTGTTAGAGAGCATTTTAGTACATTAGAAACTCAAATAATCGAAGTGCCAGAATGGGGTTTAGTAGGTGATAAAGCTATATACTGCAAACCTTTTAACATGCTTGAAAAACAGAAAATTTTTAAGGGTGCTTCTGGTACTGACCTAATAGTTTTGATTGATGTAATTATAGAAAAAGCATTAACCAAAGATGGTGATAAAATGTTTAATGCTACTCATGTTTTAGCATTTAAAACCAAAGCTGATACTAATGTAATTGCTGACGTAGCTACTAGAATTATGGGTACTGGTAACGATGATATTGACGATAATAAAAAAAACTAAAGAGTGACCCAGAACTTCATAACCTTTTTGGGTTAGCCGAAAAACTTCACAAGTCTGTTTCTGAAATATTGCAAATGTCAGTAAGTGAGTTTAATATGTGGATAGCGTATTATGCTTTACAAAGTGATGAAAGAGAAAGACAAGAACGATTAGCAAAGGCTAGAAGATAGTGGCAACAAAACAAGTAAACATAGACATACTAGCCAAAGACAAGACTAGGCAAGCTATGAGGTCAGCCACAATGGGGGTTGATAAGTTAAAAAGTGCTGTATTTAATTTAAGAAATGCCTTTATAGGTTTAGGTGCAGGATTAGTTGCTAAAAGTTTCCTAGATACAGCAAGAGAGGTGGAAAACCTTAGAGTTAGGTTTAAATTTTTATTTGCAGATGCTCAAGAGGGTGAAAAAGCCTTTAAAGGGCTTGTTAAATTTGCAGGGCAAGTTCCATTTAGTTTAGCAGAAATACAAAGAGGTTCAGCAAACTTAGCGGTTGTGTCTAAAAATGCAGAAGAATTAAATAGCTTACTTAAAATAACTGGTGATATTGCAAGTGCTTCTGGATTAGATTTTGCAACCACAGCCGAACAAATCCAAAGAACATTTTCAAGTGGAATAAATTCAGCAGACCTTTTTAGGGAAAGGGGTGTAAAGGCATTATTGGGCTTTGAGGCAGGGGTTCAAATAAGTGCTGAGGAATCAAGAAAGCATATATTAACAGCTTTTGAAGACGGAACTTTATCGGTAGTTGGTGCAAGTAAAGATATGGCTAAAACCTTTGATGGTGTCATGTCTATGATAGGTGATAAATTCTTAGGCTTTAAGATGGCTATGATGGATTCTGCCCCATTTGAGTTTATTAAATCTGGTGCAATGCTTATAGAAAAAGAACTTTCTAAAAATTTTGGTAGCATAGAAAAGTTTGCAGAAGAAATGGGTAAATCTTTAGTTGAAGGGTTTCAAAACTTTCTTATTATGGGTGCTAAAGTATTAGATACTTTTCAGCCAGTTTTTAGTTTCTTAGGTAAATCAATAGAAAATTTAGTAACTTATGTAAGGGCTTTACCTGCACCATTTGATACTTTGGGTGTAATTGGTTTTTTGATGTTAGGAACTAAGGGTAAAGGTTTAATATTAATTATAGGTGGCGTTTTAGATGAAATAAGAAGTGCTATAGGTCACACAATAGATGCTATGGCTTTTATGCAAGAAAAAATGAATAGCTTTAGCCTTTTTAGAAGCAAGCAACAAATAGAAGATGCAAATAAATCTATAGCAGAATTAAGAGAAACTGCTGAAAGATTAAAAACACCTTTAACAGAAGTAAAAGATAAATTTGGCGAAGCAGGTGAAACTGGAAAAACTGTATTTCAAGAGCTTTTAATAGGTACAGAAGAAAATATTACAAAAATGGGTACTTATGAACAAGCTATAAGAAAATCTTTAGGAGAAATGAAACAGCTTTCAACAGAAAGTCAAAAAGCCAAAGAAATATTAGATGTTAGTGGTTTTTTAAGTACTAGAGAACAAAAAGCAACCCAGTCAATGACAGGTATGGAAACTGAATTTGGCGATGCTAAAGGTATGAGAAAAACTGGAGATATTGATGCACTCCAAGCTATGGCTGATATGGAATTATTAATAGCTCAAGATACAGCTACAAAAAGATTAGAGATAGCTGACAAAACAGCCAGAGAAGAAAGGAATATAAGGCAGTCATTTATTAATGAGCAAAGTGCAATAATGAAGTCTGGTCAATTTCAAGATTTAAAAATGGTTAATCTTACAGAACAACAAAAGAAAGACACCATTATAGCAGGTGGTAAAGCTATCTTATCATCTATGGCACAGAATAATAAAACGGCATTTAAATTAAATAAAGCTCTAGCTATGGCTGAAGCCTTTATGAATACTGCTCAAGGAGTAACGAAAGCATTAGCAACAGGTAATATACCTATGGCTATCTTAATAGGTGCTTTAGGTGCTGTGCAAATCGCTACTATTGCCCAACAAAAGTATCAAGGTAGAAGACTTGGTGGTCGTATGAACCAAGACCAACCTTATATGGTAGGAGAAGCAGGACCCGAATTAGTTGTGCCAGATAGGGCTTCAAATGTTGTGCCAAATGGTCAGCTAGGAAATATGGGAAAACAAGTTACAGTTAATTTTAATATAACTACAGTAGATGCTAAAGGGTTTAATCAATTATTGGTTAATTCTAGGGGTACTATTATTAATATGATTAATAGTGCAGTTAATGAAAAAGGTAAAATGGCGATAATATGAGTGGTGCATTACCAAATACAAGATTTAATGCTATTAATTTTAAAAGCAACCAAAAGACTTTATTGTCTGAAACTGATAGTGGAAAGACTTTTAGAAGACAAGTACAAGGTCAAAGATTTAGTTTTACAGTAGCTTATCCACCTATGACTAGGACTGAATTTGCACCTATAATGGCTTTCATAATAAAACAAAGAGCCAGACAAGAAAACTTTACTGTTACTTTCCCAAGCTATTTAAATGCACAGGGCAACGAAACAAATACTTTGTTAGTTAATGGGGTTCATTCTGCTACTGATACCACAATAGCGATTGATGGGTTTGCAGGTGATGGTGCAGGAAGATTAAAAGCAGGGGATTTAATCAAGTTTGCACATGATAAGGTTTATATGGTTGTTGAAGATGTAACCTCATCAAGTAATTCAGCTACAGTTACTATAGAGCCACCATTAAGGGAAGCACTAGCGGATAATAGCTCAGTAACTTATGATTCAGTTCCTTTTAACGTACATTTAACAAGCGATACTCAAGAATTTGCTAGTGGACAAGTTGATAAAGACGGAAACCTTTTATTTAATTATGAATTTGATGTTATTGAGGCTTTGTAATGCCCAGAGGTTTAACAAGTGCAGTTAAAACAGAATTAACTACAGGAATAATTGAATCTATTCTTTTGGTAGAAATAGGGCTATCAACACCAATTTATCTTACAAATGCAAGTTTTGACATAACATCTAGTGTTTCTGGAACATCAAGAACATATTTAGCTAATGGACATTTTAGAGGAATAACAGGGGTACAGGAAACAAATGCACCTACAAAAAACTCATTATCCCTTAGTTTATCGGCTGTTGACCAAACTTATGTTTCCCTAGCTTTAAATGAAAATATAATTAACGATAATGTTTATATTTACCAAGGTTACTTAGATAGTAATTTAAGTGTTATAGCAGACCCTTTTTTATTGTTTTATGGAACAATAGATGAATTTAAAATATCTGATAATACTTCAACAGCTACTTTAGTTTTAATATTAAGTTCACATTGGGGTAATTTTAGTAAAACAAGTGGTAGAACAACTACAAATAATTCACAGCAAAGATTTTTCCCAAATGATTTTGGCATGAATTTTAGTGCTTTAACAGTTCGAAATATTAAATGGGGTAGAGAATGACCAGTACCCATATATATTATGCAGAAAGAACAGATGTTGAAAGCATCTATGAAATGGCGATAGAATATAAAAATGTTGATTTAGCAGATGCAAATTATCCAGATATTGACAGGGGTAAATTAATACATTTTATTAATACTATGCTGAAAAAAGGCAAAATTATATTAATGAGGGATTTAGATAAAGATAAATTAATTGGTTGTTGTATGTTTAATAAATCAGAATATTTTTTTAGTAAAAGCGAAATTATGCAAATACAAATAGTGTATATTAAAAAAGATTATAGAAATTTTAAATTAGTAAAGACTTTAATTGATAGTGTTAAAAGACAAGCAGATGGTTTGCCTATAGTTTTATCTATTACATCTGGATTAGGCATAGACCCAGTTTTTGAAAAATTAGGTTTTAAAAATATGGGTAGTAACTGGAGATTTGTGTAAATGGGTGGTTGGAATCCTATTGATGACATAATAGATATTATTGATGATATTGTTGATGGTATTACCGATATTATTGAAGATGTTATAAGTTGGCTAATACCAATGCCAGAAATACCAGATTTTGGCACATTAAGACCAGACCAAAATGCAAGAGGTATTCTTTTAAACAAAATTAGTGCTAATGCTCATATCCCTATTGTTTACGGAACAAGAAAAGTAGGTGGAAATATTGTTTTTATGGAAACCTCTGGAACTGATAATGAATACTTATATATGGCTTTAATTTTAAGTGAGGGTCAAATCTCTGGTGTAGATGCAATATATGTGAATGATAAA